TGCAGCGCCGCTTCCATGCGCTTCGGGGAGTTATCGCCGCCCTGCTTGTTCTCTTCGTCCGTTTTCGTCGAGTGCAGGTTTTCCATGGGCACCGTGGAGGCGCCTTTGGTGTCGAAATACTTGTCATGATCCTCCGGCAGATGCTTCGGCGCCGGCATCTTATCGACGACGCGCTTCGCATAGCTCTTGTCGTCCTCTCCCTCATTGCGCGGCGCATAGTTCGGCTTCGTGTGGATTTCGTGCCACTCGACGCGGTGCTCACGGCCGGATCCGTCCTTGACGCGCGCACCCTTCGGGCCGGCGCTCGTCACCTTGCCCTGGCCGGAGAAGTCCCCGGCCTTGAACTGCACTTCCTCGCCCACCTTCGCACTGCCCTCCGGCGCCTCATTCCCGGGCGGCTTTTTGCCACCGTCGGCCGCGGCGGGCTCGGCTGCCTTGCCGCGCGGGGCCGCTGGCTGCTCCTGGCCGGCGCGCACCCAATGGGTATTTTTCTTGCCGCTCTTTTCGACGATGACCTTCTTTTGCAGGCCCGGGCGCCCGGCGAACGGCGCCCCGCCTTTCGCGGCCTTCGCCATCAGCGGATTCTCGTGCGCCTCATTCGGTATCAGTAAAAAAACGCGCTTGCCCGTGCTGTCGGTCACGATATGTCCGTCCTCGCCGCTTTCGGCAATTTGATAATGCTGCGGCGCGCGGCGCTTGTGGCCGACGATGTGCGGCCACTTGATCTTGTGCGTCACGCCATCGGCGTCGATCGTCGCGCCGTGCTCGCCCGCCGCGGTGACGCGCCCCGACATGGGGCCGTTCGGATGGTTGAAAAACACGTCATCGCCCACCACCACGTCGGGCTTCCTGGCGGCGGCCTCTTCATCGACCTCCCCGGGCTTGGCCGGCTTACGGGTCGGAGATTGCATAGACCGGCAGCCCGAACGCCTTACCCATGGCCTCCGGCGGCGGCGGCGGATTGCCACCAGGCGGCCCGCCGGGCGGTGCGCCCTTGCTGGCCTCATCGGGCGGCGGTGCGCCCTCGGGCTGGTTGTCCCCGTCCGCCGGCTGATCGCCGCCCTCGGGCGGTGTGCCGAACCCATCATCGGGCGGCGCCCCGGGCGGCGCTTCCCCGGGCTGGCCGTAGTCCTGCTGCTGCCCCTGCTGCCACACGGCGATGAGGGACGGATTCAACGGTGCATCGCCCCACGGATCCGTGATCTTGTCCTCCCCGCGCGAGGCGCGAAGCTCGTTCACCGTGCCGCACATTTTGATTTCCTCGAACGCCTGCTTCTCATCCGTGTCCTCAAGGCCGTTCCAGAAAAACGCATACTTATCGCCGTAGTCGGCCACGATGTAGCCGGTGAAGAGGTCCGCGTAATAGGACATGAGCGGCGTCAGGCCCTTATCCTTGCTGGCCGCCAACTTCTCCGCGGTGTCATTCCCTGAGAGCGCGGACGTGGTGCCGGCGCTGAAACTCTCGAAATTGATTTCATCGGGCGCGATCGAGTAAATGGCGCAGATGAGGGAGGCCAAAAAGGTCATCCACTTCGAGAACATCATTTCCCCAGAATCCGCGCCGAACTTCTCGAACGCCGCCTTGCTTTCCTGATCCTTGGAAATCATGACGGGCAGCGCCCAAGCGTTTGAGACGCCCTTGACCATGGAGTTCCAGTAGCGCTTGAACGCGGAGATATCCTGCTCGCTGTAATTCCCGGTCATGTGCAGCATGCCCTTCGGGATCGCATTTGAGTCGAAATACTTGGTGTTGTACGAAAAGGCGTTCAAAAAGCCGGTGACGACCCGAATCAGTAGCTCGGTCTCCCCCAGGCCGTAGCCGCCCACCACCACATCGGACCGAGGGTTGCGCGGGACGTAAATCAAATCTTCGTAGGTGTAGAGCGAGCGGATCCGGCCGGCCACGACTTGCAGCGCGAAAATTTCATCATCGCCCTGGTAGCCGACTTCCGAGCACAGGCGGATCGTCGCCCCGTCGACCGCGTACAGGCCATCGACCCCTAAGCTCTTGTCGCGCTTGTACTCGGTCTCGATCGGCATGGAGTCCATGGTGAGCGTGTCGCGCACCAGTTTCGCCATGAATCCCGCGAAGTTATCGCGGTGCAGCCGTTGCCGGCGCCGCGGGTTGGTCTCCCACCCGCAGTTCAAAAAGAACTTCTCAAGCAGCACCACTGATTCCATTTCATCTTTTCCGGGGTGCTTGTCGTCATCCTTCAAGCGGATCGAAAAGCCGGGCTTGTCGTTTTTGCTGTTGTGGCAAAACGTCTGCACCTGGCGGATCCGGGTCATGATGACCGCGTTCAAAATCGGCGTCTGCTCGACCATCTGGCGCATGCCGTCGAACGTGAATACCCCGGGCTTCTCGTAATAGTCGCCGTTGATGTGCACTTGCATGTCATCGAGCCACACCGACTGCATCCCCTGATCGTGCGCCTTCGCCCGATCGGAGGGGAACGGGATCACGTTGTTTTTGGTGAGCGCCTTTTCCATGCGCTCGTTCGCCAGTTGATCTTGGATAATCTCAATCAGCGGCGTCATTTCGTGCGCTTTGATGAGGTCCGCCACGCCCGGGGTGTGCAGCCTTTGCAGATGCGTGAGGGCGTCCAGGCGTTCGTCCGCGGGCGCAGCGCCGCCCAAGGCGGCCTGAAAGGTCGTTTGTTCGCTCATGCCTCAGTGTGGCGTCACGACGGGCGCCGGGCGGGTCACTTGTCGCGGCGAAAGCCGAGTTTTTTCAAGATGGCCGTGTCCGCGGTCGATTCCTCGACCACCATCGGTTCGGATTTCGGTTCCGGCTTCGGTTCTTCTTCCGGCGGCGGCGGCACGAACGGCATCACCTTGGGAGAATCCGGCTTCTTGCGCTGCCACCAGTGCCGGCTCACGGCGGCGTGGCCAACTGGATCATGGCCTTCATTTGCTTGGCGTCGGCGTTGCAGGCGTCGTAGACGAACTGATTGAGTTCAGATACTCGTTCAGTTCTCTCATCGCTTGGGGACTTCGCGGCGGTGTCAGAAGCTCCGCCGGCCACGGCGGGGAGGCTGGGCACGGCAGAACAGCCGGGGCCACGGGAGTAGATGAGCACCCGCTGACCCAGGCCAGCCACAATAGGACTGGGAGTGTTCTTGTTTCGGTCATACGCATCAATGATTCCTTGCCGACGGATAAGCTCGGTCTCGGCGGCCGCCTGGCGTTTTTCGAGCACGGCGACGACGTTCGTCAACTGCGCGGCATGCGCCTTGTCGGCCGCGTCCCGGGTCGAGGCGCCGCCGAAGTGCCAGCCCACGCCAAACACCAGGGCCACCGCGACGAGCACCGCCCCGACTTTGACGTAGATGAGGTACGGGGTCATAGGCCCATTGTGGTGTCACGACTCAAAAAAGATGCGACCCATGGCGCCGATCCGCCGCGGCCGCGGCTTGCGCCTGCGTTTCGGTCTGGTAGGCGCCGATGCAGCGATAGCGCTGCCCCTCGGTCGCGATCTTCCACACGTTCCACACGAACTGGTTACGGCCGCCCTCCCGATCGCAGTGCAGCGTACTGCGCTTGACGTTGTAATGCGGATATTCCATCCGCTACACGGTGCGCCGTTTTACTCAAAAGCGATACGAATGCACTGCATCAAATTTGAGCCAGTGTACGCCACCGCACAGAGAAAACACCGGCTTTTGTGCATGCTTTCGTTCATGACTTCGCATGCCCCACTGATCGGTGGCCCGTCGTTCCTCGCGCGCGATCCCGAGGATGCACATTCAAGTTTTGAGGATGCTCACGAAACGCTGGACGTGGCCGAAGGCGAGATTCACCGCCTTTCCGCCATCATTCAGGCGATGCCCGATACGGACAAAGAAACGCACCGCATGCTCCGGGTATGCTCCGAGCACGTGATGCACGACGGCAAGCACACGATGACCGACGCGGAAGTCGATGAACTGCGCCTGTGGTACTTCAACGAGCGGCGAACGCGCTAGGCCGGCACCGCGATCGGAACGTAGACCGGGCACGCCGGATCCGTCGGCAGCACCAGAAAGCCCCGCTCCCGGCATTGCTGCGTGATCGCGTTGAACGCCTCGCAGCGCCCGCACACGTCCTCCGACGGCGGCGCCATGTGGAACATCCGCACCACGTCGACCGGCAGGCCGGGCATGTTGCGCGCCGCGGCCTCGGCCATGCGTTCCTCCCGGTCCGTGTCCCCGGTCGGCAGCACGAACGTCCCCACGCCGTAGTTGCGCGCCCACGCCACATCGCACAGCATCATCGCGAAACTGAAATGCGGGTCAATGCCGATCTTGAGCACGCGCGCGCGCGGCTTGCGCTCATCCTCTTTTTGTTCGACCACCAGCGCCGTTTTGGTCAAGTGCACGAACACCCAGTCGCGCAAGATCGGCATGCGCAGCGGGTGCCCGTCCTCGATCACATCGACGATCATGTCATCCGGATCGGGGAACAGACAGTTCCCGTCGCGCACCCGATGCAAGGTCACTTGCATGCACTTGTATTGATTCAACGTCACCGTGCGCCGGGTCCGCTCGCTTTCCTCGGTGTGGCGGTCGGACTTCGACATATCATCGCCCCACTTCATGAAGTCATCCTTGAGGTCATGATAGCCGGCGAGATACACCCGCCCGGGAAAGCGATTCGCGAAGCGGCGCGCATCGTTCACGTTCGGCAACTGTTCGACCACGCAGCACTGCACCCCGTAGATATTCATGAGCGCGGCGGTGCGCTCGAACGGGTCATCGTCGAATATCGCCTCCACGTGCACCACGGCCTGGCGCCCGTCGGGCATGCGCTCCTTGATGATGACCGCGTTGAAGCTCCCCATCTGGTCGACGCCCATGAACGTAAACGTGCTCGATTTCTTCCACACCACACCCGCCAGGCGCCCCGCCTCGACCGCCGCCATGCAGTGCTCCAACGTCACCGGCAACTGTTCGGCGTCGATGTACGGCCGCGCCAGCACCCGGTTGTAAAAGCTCTTTTTCTGATCCCCGGTTTTGCAGTGCGCCCAGCCCTCCGCGGCCATGCGCGCCGTCATGCGCGGGGAGATAACCCGAGGCAGCAAAAACGAGCGCATGTGGGAGCCCGCCGCCGGATTCTTGACCACGTACTCGCCCACTTGCGGATCGGGTATGTACGCCGTGCACGCCGGGCACACCCAGCAGTAATCATCCAGCGGCGCCCCGGGCACTTGGCCTGAGTTGAACGCGATCGAGCGCTTGGGGAAGATGCCGGCCGGGTCCGAGAGGTCCGATAGCTCGTGACACGTGCGGCAGCGCGTGTGCCACTCTTCCTGCGTCCCTAAGTGATACCAAAAGTCGATATCGAGGTCCGGCATGTTCGCCGTCGAGAGCATCATCCGAAAATCAATGTGACTGTCGCCCGTGCGCGCGTGCGCCTTGTCAATCTCGTCCAACTTCATTTCCTGGCACTCATCCAGGGTGACGATATCCATGGGCCGCGATTCGGTCGTGACCTTGCCCGAGGTCCACAGGAACATCAGAATCGACTCGCCCAGCGTGCGCGTGAGCACGTTGCCCTCGCCCACCCGGCGAATGCGCCCGGTCTCATCCTCTCTCGATATCAGCCGGCGGTACACCGAGGGCACCGAGCGCAGCACCCTCATAAAGCGGTGCTCCGATTTGAAACTCGCCGTCGACTGATCGGGCATGAACATGCCGACGTTCACCGGCTCCCACTTGATGGCCATGAAAATGTTGGCGAGCACTTCCCACACGGTTAATCCCAACTGCGTCGCCTTCATGCAGATGATCGTTTTATGGTGCGCCTCGGCGGGCGTCGAGGGGATCGCGGCATACAGCGGCAACAGCGCCGGCCGATCGTCCAGCGAAAACGGCTTACCGTCGATCTTCATGCCCTGCTTGGCCAAGTCCTGGCACCACTCCAAGAACGTCGTGTGCTGGTTGACCGCGGTCGGATCCAAGCGAAACCCGGTCATGACCTCCAACTTGTCGATCGCGCCGTCGAGGCCCGAGCGATAGTCATAGGCTGGCGGACCGTCGGCCCATGTCATGGCTGCTCTGCTCCGTCACTCGAAGGTGAGCCTGCGCGAGCGCGGATAGCGGCCATGATTTCCTTGATAGTCGTCCACGGTACGTTGATCCGGCGCATGTGTTCCTCG